CCATGGAATTTCGGCCATGCGAACCGCTCGTTATCGCCGGTTCTTTGAAGAGCACGGTATTGTGATGAGTCTTCTCTCTGTTATTCCAAAAACGGTTTACACGACTGCTCTTCATCGCCAGTGGTTCCGGACTATCAAAGAACTGTATTTTCAAAAGGAACTTCAATTCATCGGGGATCAAGTTCTTTACAACAAAGAAGTACAGGCGACGCATACTGACCGGGAGGGCACCTTTGGTTATGTTCCGCGGTATGACGATTATCGTTACCTTCCTTCTGGAGTCTCCGGAGAATTTCGGGACGTTCTCGACTACTGGCATATGGCTAGGGAATTTAGTGGGAATGTCGCGCTGAACTCGTCTTTCATTTCTGCGGTTCCGACCAAGCGTGTCTATGCTTCTCAGGATACACACCCGCTTTACATCATGTGTTCACATCGAATCGGTGCGCGTCGGCCTGTGAAACGGGAAGCTTCTGCGAAAACTTTCTAAATTGTTCCACGTGGAACATTTGTAAACAAACGTTAACATTGGAGGTATAAATATATGAAATCTCAGGAAATAACGGTGTCTCATGATCTTGTGGATAGAACAAAACTCCTGAAAGCGGAGCTTGATGAACTCGGCCGGGAAATCAATAATCCGAAACCGGCCTTTATCTCCGTGGGTCCTAAACCCCTGACTATCACGGAGCAGATCCAGCGGCTTCTCCGCGTCGAGTTATCCAGACAGGCTCAGGAACAGGGCTTTGAAACGTTCGAGGAATCCGACGACCTGGAGGTCGATGAGGACGACGACGCGCCGCTTTCTCCGTATCAGGACGAACGGCTCATGAAACCTGACTGGCCTGGGCCTCAGGAAACGACCGAATTGTCGAAAAAAGCTGATCTCGCCGACCTGGACATGGAGGCGCAAGAATCACCAGAAGTGTCCGCTGGCGTTTTCAAGCCGACCGAAGCGGGGGGGATCCCAGAAAATCCCCCCCCGAGGAAGGCGAAACCCGCACCTAAAAAGGGGTAAAATGGAGGTGAGCATCTGAAGACTTGACAATTAGATGCTCACTGACATAAAATCTCTTATGTCTCTTCTCTCAAAAGCTGTCGGATTTGCCTTAGCGTCTTCGTCGAAAAGGCGGTCGAATCGTAGGATACGACCGCAAAAAAATCAAACGATCGGGAAGCGTGGTGACAGTTCCACCACTAGACTTTCAAGGCTGCTTCCCAGATCGGCACAAGAAACCGAGGACCTAAGGCTTTTCCGACCCCTCAACCATGAAATTTACTACCGGGATACTGCACAACCTTCAATCTGGAGGAAATACAATATTCCGCCTTATGACGTGGCGGACTTCCCGCGGTTGCGGGAGTTTCGTCAATTTGTCCATGATCGCCGCTTAGAACGGCTAAATCGGCGTCAAACTTCAACTAGGCTCGCATTTCGGGACCCGGAAAGCACTTTGGTGTGTCTCCGGCGTCAATTACGGCGTGAGGTTATCCACGCCATCGTGAGGCGTGCTCCCGGTGCGGGGTACGGCTATAAAGCGCGGAAGATCTACCGGGCCTTGGCACATCGCCCAAGGCACTGGACCCCTAGAAGTCTTATTCAATGCGTTCGGAGGTAAAAAAATGGTGTGGCCTGCAATAATCGCCGCGGGTGCGGCGTTGGCGGGATCGGCGTTAAGCGGTGCGTCTGACCGAAAGGACAGAAACGCTCAGCTTGACATTGCGAATATGAATGTCGATCTCCAAAAGGAATTTGCTCAACAGGGCATCCGCTGGAAAGTCGCGGACGCAAAAGCCGCGGGTCTTCATCCTCTCGCGGCACTCGGAACAAACACAACCTCTTTCTCTCCCGTCTCCGTTTACGGTGGTGGTGGTTCTGACATGGGCTCAACTCTTGCCGGGATGGGCCAGAATGTGGCTGACGCTATCGCCCGTCAATCGACCGATGATGAAAGAAAACTTCAAGGTTACAAACTTGAGCAGGAACGTCTTCGTATGGAACAGATTGATTTACAGAATCAAGGCCTCAGGCGGGAGCTCAATACGTTGAACACAACGCCAGCGTTTCCGCCTTTGAATGAGGTACCTGGACAACCTGGAGTGAATACGCACGGTCTCGCGGGTCAAGGGGATCTCTCGTATAATCCTGGGTACGTGAATGAACCTAACAAGGTGCCGACGTCAAGCGCTGTCGGTCGTTCTGCTGGAACGCGGCCGGCCACAGATCCGTATGCATACCCGCATCAAGATCCCCCGGTGGCTGATTATCCGAATGATCAATTATCTGAATCTCTCGAAAGCGGTTCTTTTGTTGACCGCTGGAAACATACGGCTTTGCAAGCTCAACAGGCATGGAGGAATCTGAAAAACTATGCTCTTCCTAAAGATCAAGAGTCGCAACAGTGGCGTGAGTGGCTTCGTCAAAACCGACCGGCTGAAGATCCTGGCTATATTGCTCTGTGGGACGGTTGGAATCAAGTGTGGCGTCGTGTCAAGAGTTATCCTGGTGACACGCGGCTTTTTTATGACGTTGCTCCTTCTCGCCAGTATTATGGTATTGAGCGGTAGTTGTGTGCTCAAGGGCGAAGTTGTTCAATCTTTTAAACTCGAAATTTCGGAGGTAGAAAAATGTATCGAAGGCGAAGAAGGCGTAGTTATCGGAGGGGACGGCGTCGGCGAGGTGGGATGGGCCTTTTCCGAAGGCGCATCGGCCGGAGAATGTGAGGTGAGTAGTTGCTCTGCTCAAACCCTTTTATCCGGTTCCGAACAGGGGCGAACGTGAAACGAGCCGGTATTGACTGCGAAGTGCGGGACATGATCGCGCCTTACGGGTGCGGTCATTGTCTCGCCTGTCGCAAACAAAGGGCGAAAGTATGGGCTCACCGCCTCATGTTGGAGGCGTCAACGCACGTTCAAACTATTTTCGTTACTCTTACCTATAACCCTGAAAATGAACCTGAAGGTGAAACACTGGTGCCGCGGGATCTGACGCTTTTTATGAAGCTCTACCGGCAAGCAATTCACCCGCGGAAAATTCGTTACTTCAACGTCGGAGAATATGGAAACAAAAATGGAAGGCCTCATTATCATCTAATGATTTTTAACGGGTGTCTGGAAGATCTTCCGATCATTGAGAAGTGCTGGAAAAAAGGCTTCTGTCAAGTGTCTTGGTTCACTGAAGCTCGGGCCTCATATCTGTGCAAATACGTGGTCAAAGGCCTTGGGAAAAAATCGGAACTTCTTGCGGGTCGCCATCCGGAGTTTATGAGATGTTCAAAAATGAATGGAGGAATAGGAAAGGCTGCTGTGGAAGGAATGGCAAAGCGAATCAAAGAAAGTCCGCACACCGATCTCCTTCCACGTGTGGACTCCCTGAGTTACGGGAAAACGAGGAAACCTCTCGGACGCTATCTGACGAATTTTTTAGAAGGGCTTTTTCCTCAGGCAAAAACAAACCGGACAATCGCGTATGATCAACACTTACGGGACGAAATCATTCCCCATCTGGAAGCGGGTCCTTTGTATGAAGACTCGCTCCTAAAGGCTTTTGAGGGGAAAAGAGTGCGTCTCTCTGAACTCAACAAATTTTACAAGAAAGGTGGACAATTATGAAACGAAACAAAATCTCACTCTCTCATTACAAGCTGTTGACCTGTGACATGGGCAAGCTTATTCCTTTGACGTGGTATGAAGCTCTTCCAGGTGACACTATTCAACACTCCACGTCAATGCTCGTTCGTGTGTCTCCGCTCCTCTCTCCGATCATGCACGCTGTGAGAATCCGCGTTCATCATTTCTTCGTTCCTAACCGTCTTCTCTGGGATAACTGGGAGGACTTCATCACTGGGGGACCTGATGGAAATAACGCTTCTTCTGTGCCTGTGCGCAACATCACTGCTGTGGCCAGCGGCACTCTGGAGGATTATTTTGGTCTTCCTGTCGCTCCTGCCTATAACCCTGTTCTTCCTGTGTCTGCTCTGCCTTTCAGGGCTTATAACCTGATTTGGAATGAATACTATCGGGATCAGGACCTGCAAGCGGAGCTTGACTTTGACACCGCGGACGGTGTCGATTTGTCTACTTTCCAGTTGCAAAATGTGAACTGGGAAAAGGACTATTTCACGACTGCTCGACCCTGGGAGCAGAAAGGCACGGAAGTTACAATTCCTATCGGTGACAAGGCACCCGTAAAGGGTATCGGTAAAACGACAACCGTGTTCGGTCAAACAAATGTGGTTGTCCGAGAATCAGGGGGGACGGGAACCGTAACCTATCCGACCGGCGCCAGCTTCGGGGAAAGCGGCGCAAACGACGCTTGGTCGGGTAAACAGGACGGGACAACCGGCTATCCTGATATTTATGCCGATCTTACTTCGACAACCGGAATGTCGATCAATGATCTTCGTCTGGCTCTGGCTATTCAGAGATATCAAGAGGCTCGGGCTCAATACGGTTCTCGATACGTTGAATATCTCCGGTATCTCGGAGTTCGGTCTTCTGACGCTCGTCTGCAAAATCCGGAATATCTCGGAGGTGGTAAGGCTGTGATTCAATTCTCGGAGGTGCTTAAAACGGGCTCGGGTGAAGATCCTTCGGAGCCCATCGGAACACTGAAGGGCCATGGAATTTCGGCCATGCGAACCGCTCGTTATCGCCGGTTCTTTGAAGAGCACGGTATTGTGATGAGTCTTCTCTCTGTTATTCCAAAAACGGTTTACACGACTGCTCTTCATCGCCAG